TCGCGGCAACATCGTGGTCTGCGCCGACGCCGCCTGCATCTGGGACGATCTGGAGCGGTTCGGCTGCCGCGACGACGCGATCAACGGCGTGGCGAAGCCCGGTTGGGACTTCCTGACCGTCAACAAGCTGGTCGAAGTGTTTCCTGGCCGGATCGAGCATTGCTATTCCAATTCACCGGAATGCCTGCGGCGCTTCATCGTGGCGCGTCGGGATGAATACGTGCTGGAGTTCGGCGGGCCGAAGCATCCTCACTCCATGCGGAATTGCGAGCATGTCTGGCCCTACGGAGGACACGGGACTTCTGGCCTCGGTGCGGTGCTGGTTGCAATCGGCCTCGGATATTCTCGAGTTGTGCTTGCTGGCCTGCCTCTTGATGATGGCCCTCACAATGGCGAGCCTCACTGGCGGCGCACTGCTTTTGCATCATCTGAGGCGGCGGGCGCGGTGGGCACGGACCGCAACGTCTATTGGTGGAAGGCGAAACAAATCGCCTTCGAGGACAGAGTGAGAAGCCTGTCGGGACGGACCCGGACGTGGCTCGGAGACGCGATGGAATGGGCATGATTGCCTATTACGATCTGGAGAAGAACCCGCCCAGCTTCGATACGGTGACGTTCATTACCTGGGTCGAAAGTGAACGTAGAAAACGCAACGAGTCGGTCGAGGTTCGTATTCTCCCCGGTCCTGTCGGTGGATTCCGAAGGGACGGCGTTTGGCCTCATGACGTGCAAAGCCGCGTCAACATGCGGGATAATGTCTGCGCTCCGATCTGCGGTCTGTTGCCCGATACGACTGTCAAGGTTCTGGAGAATCGGGAGCCGGTTGCTCAGGGATCGATCGGCTACAACAGGATGTCGATCGGTTCAGTATTTTATGCCGATTTGCTTCGTCAGGGATTAAGGCCGCTGCGAACTGAAAGCAGGCCAAAGACCGATACGGTGACGATCACGCTTCGCGAGTGCGATCACTGGCCGCAACGCAACAGCAAAGTTGACGAGTGGGTAAAGGCTGCAAAGCAGATCCCCAACTGTATCGTTATCAGGGACACTCGTATTGCGAACGAGCCGTTGGAGGTTGCGACCTGTCCGGAGGCGTCAAGGTCGATCAGGACAAGGGCCGAGCTGTACCGCTCGTCCTATTGCAATTTCTTTGTGAACAATGGACCTGCGTGGCTTTGCGTGGCTCTGGATGCGCCAATGGTGATGCTCAGGCCGGCCACGGAAGGAATTGAGCGCGGCTACCTGTACGGCCGGGCTATTTACCGAGACATGGGTGTGACGGATCAACTGCCGGCCTCGCCATGCTACCAGCGCCTGGTTTGGGAAGATGACACCGCGGATAACATCTTGCAGGCCCTTGATGAGTTCAAGCGTCTGAATGGATAAGGATGCTCGGCTTCTTGAGCTAACGGCACAGTTTCTCAAATCGCTGCGAGCCAACAAGATCGCGACCTATCGGCCCTATCCGTGGCAGCGGGAGTTTCACGACGCGGGTTGCGACAATGCCGAGCGGATGCTGATGGCAGCCAACCGGGTCGGCAAGACGCAATCGGCAGCGTGCGAGGCTTCATTCCACCTGACCGGCGAGTATCCGGACTGGTGGCAGGGCAAGCGGTTCGACAAGCCGACGCTGGTCTGGACGGGCTCGCCGACCAACGAAACCTCAAAGGACATCGTGCAGGCCGAACTGGTCGGCGACATCGGCGAAAGCCTCGGAACGGGCTGGGTGCCGCGCTCGCGGATCATCGGCAAGCCGACGACCCGGCAGGCCGGCGTCAAGAACGTGATCGATAGTTTCAAGGTGCGCCACAAGTCGGGCGGCGCCTCCACCTGCGTGCTCAAAACCTATGAGCAGGGCTGGCAGAAATGGCAGGGCACCGCGCCGCATGTGGTGTGGCTCGATGAGGAGCCGGACGACTACCGGATTTTCTCGGAAGCGCAGACCCGCGTTCTGACCAGCAACGGCATCGTGTTTGTCACGTTCACGCCGCTGCAGGGCATGACGGAACTGGTCGAGCACTTCATGACGGGCGGCGGCGGCATCTATCTGCGCAGCGCGAGCTGGGACGACGCGCCGCATCTGTCGAAACATGATCGTGACAGGCTGGCGGCCTCGTACCGCGATCACGAACGGGACGCGCGCACCAAGGGCATTCCGATGATGGGCGAAGGCGCGGTGTTCCCGGTGCCGGACGACAAGATCAAGATCGACCCGTTCAAGGTCCCGGATCACTGGGCGCGCCTCAAGGGCTGCGACTTCGGCATCGATCACCCCGCGGCCGGAGTGGAAATCGCCTGGGACCGCGATCAGGACGTGGTTTACGTCATTGATGGCTACCGCAAGAAGGACGAGACCGCGGCCTATCACGCCGCATGGTTCAACAAGGCCAACAAGTACGTCCCGGTGGCATGGCCGCATGACGGCATGAACCGGGAAAAGAGCGGCGGCAAGACCCTGGCGCAGCACTACCGCGACCACGGCGTCAACATGCTGAGCAAATCGGCGCGTTACCCGCGAGCTTCCGGCGAGGAAACCGACAAGGGCGGTCCGCAGCCGGTCGAGCCGATCGTTGATGAAGTGCTGGAGCGCATGGCGACCGATCGCTTCAAGGTGTTTGCGACCCTGCCGGACTGGTTCGAGGAAAAGCGGTCCTACCACCGCAAGGACGGCCGGATCGTCGATCGCCGGGACGATCTGCTCAAGGCCACCTTCTACGCCGTGATGATGAAGAGATACGCCGTCGCGCCGGGCTCGTTCGGCGTGCGCAACGCCGTTTCGTCACGGCCAATCGCGAGCATGCGCCTGTGAACAAAGACAAGATCGAGCAAATCTTCCGCAATGCCGGGTTGAAACCGGAATCGCGCCAGCAGGTGAAAGATTACAACGTGTTTCTCGCCGATGGCTTCAGCCTGCCGCCGCATCGCCGGATCGCCCGCTTTGGCGTCGGTCCGGAGGATTACCCGCGCGGCTGCTACGTGACGTTCTGGTGGGCCGGGCGGGACGAACGCCTGCATGCCGGCCGGCCGCTGTTCTTCGACGCGCATCACGAACGCGCCTATGACCTCGAAACCCGGAAGAAGGCCCGCTTGACCGCCGCGCTCAAGGATGCCGAAGGCAGTATCGATGCATGGAAGCGGAACGCTGCCCATGGCTGACAAGATCAAGGAGGTCAGCCGGCAGGACGGCTCGGTCAAGGATGCCAGGCGCTTTGACGAACGCGACCTGAAATGGCTGGCCGATTATGTTGTCGGCGAGTTCGACAAGCGCAAGAACGACGAAAAGCGCCGGGAACGCGAGCGGCAGTGGAAGGAGATCGACCGCCAGATCGAAATGTGTCCCGACATCGGCTTCAAGAAGATGCCGGACGGCTCGGTCGATACCAGAAAAGCCTGGATGGCGGAAATGGAATTGCCGCTGCAGGCGCAGGCGCTGGAGGTTCTGACCTCGGATGCGCGGCGCCTGATGTTTCCGGATTCCGGGCCATGGTTTCGCGCCCACGCCGAGATGACCGACGACTATCTCGACAAGGTGAATTTCAAGAGCCTCGTGCATGGCGATGACAACGAAGTGCCATCCGAAATCAACCAGGACAATGCCGACAAGCTCTGCGAAGGCTTCCTCAATTTCCTGTTTCGCCAGTACGACCACACCACGCGCTTCGATATCATCAATGCGGAAGCGTTCAAGTACGGGATGGGCGTCGGGCGCGGCCGGCTGGAACTGAAAAGCATCTACATCAACGAAAGCCGCGGGGTCCGCAAGGTCAACAAGAAGCTGCCGGTTCTGGTCCCGGTCTCGATCAAGAACGTCTATCCCGACGACCCCAAGCCCTCCATGCATTCCTCGCAGGTGCTTGGCCCGGCGCACATCGCCTACGAGTACATGCGCTATGAGAACCTGGCGCTGGCCGCATCGAAAGGCTCGTCCGATCCCGACAACGAGGATGGCGGTTGGATGCCGAAACAAATGCGCAAGGTCGTTCCCGACAAGGACGGCTATGTGCAGGTGCTGGAAATGGAAGGCGACATCATCGTGCCGCGCAAGACGGTGCGCAGCATCGTCATTCCCGGCGCCATCCTCACCGTGGCGATGGGCGGCAAGGAGAAGGGCGACGGTGCGGCGAGCCGGGCGGTGATCCGTCTGCGTTTCAGGAAGCAGCCGTTTTCGTCCTACCTGTTTTTCCCCTACCATTATGAAGGCGCGGACACCTTCTATCCGAGCTCACCGCTGATCAAGGGACGCCCGATCCAGATCGCGGCGACCGATGCGATCAACCGATTGATGGATTCGGCGGCGCTGCGAAACTCGCCTCCGGTCGGCTACAACCGGGACGATTTGATTTTCGCAGCGAGCGGCGGCCCGCAGATCGCGCCGAATGCGCAATGGGCGACGACCGATCCGGTCAAGGCGTATGTGGAAATCGGCGGCGATCCGACCGCGCTGGCCGGGATTTTGTCGCAGCACATCAACCTTTACGCGGAACTGACCGGCGTCCTGCCGGCCCGGCTCGGGGCGCAGACGGTCAGCCATACTACCGCCTACGCCAAGAATGCGGAGCTGCAGCGCGGGGCGACCCGCACCGTGGATTACATCAATCAGGTCGGGCAGGGCGTGGTCACCCGCTGGCTCGACATGGCCTACCGGATGGGCCGCGACATGCTCGGCGCGAACGAGGAGGTCAAGTTCTTCATCGATGCCTATGGCGGCTACGTCAACATCGTGAAGGACTATCTGCCTGAGGATGTGTCGTGGGAGTGGTTCGGCGCCGGCGGCCCGCAGGAAGATCAAGCCAAGAAGCAACAGCGCATCCAGTCCGCGCAAATGGCGGTGCAGCTCGATCAGCTCAACGTGCAGATGGGCAAGCCGCCGACCATGAATATCCCCGCGATGCAGCGGGAAATCCTCAGAGAAGGTGGGTGGGCCGATATCGCTGCGATAACTAATGATTCCGCTGCTCCCTCAGGGCCACCTCAAGGCAATCCCGGAGCTCAAGTCGCTGCATTGCGGAACCTTTCGACGGCAGGATCATGACAAGAGAAGAAACGCGTTTTTGGGCATATGTTGAGATTCGCGGAAAAGACGATTGTTGGGAGTGGCAAAAATTCATCAACAAAGGCGGTTATGGTCAATTCCGTGTAGGGTCGGTCAAAGATGGAACGCGACGAAACGATATGACCCACCGCATTTCCTATCGATTGAGCAGGGGAGATATTCCCCCTGGTTTATTGGTATGTCACACCTGCGATAATCCGAAGTGTGTGAATCCAAATCATCTGTTTTTGGGGACTTATGCGGACAATCGAAAAGATTGCATTTCAAAAGGTCGCCATCATTTTGGAGAGTCTCACGGAAATTCTGTCTTATCCGAGAGCGACATTATTAAAATCAGGTCGGATCATAGATCGCAACGTGCGATAGCCAGAGATTTCGGAATAAATCAGACGACTGTCCATAGCATCAAGAATTTCTTGACATGGAGACATGTCGCCTAAATGCAATCACAAATGCTGATAGCCATGCTGCGGGACCTGCGCCAGCACCCGGCGTACCCGGAGCTCCTCAAAGCCCTGCCGCGCCCGCAATTGCGGCGCTTCAGAATTTCTCAGGCGCAGGAAGCTGAAAAAGCCCGCGCCGAATGGATCTACCTCTCCGGTCAGGCGGAGCAGCACGACAAGTGGCTGGCCCTATTGACCGGACAGGCCCCTGAGCCCTTGCAACAGGAGACGAAATGAGCGAGGATACGACCAAGCAGCCCGTGGTTGATGGGACGCCAGCTTCGGCAACGCCGGAAGCGAACGTCGATAGCGCACGGAACAACGGCGACGATCTGGACAGTCTGCTGGCTCAATTCAACGAGCAAGCCGAGCCAGCCAGAACTGAGCCGGTTTCACCGCAACCCCCTGCTACACAGCAGCAAACGGGTGCGCCTCCGCAGCCTGACCCGCTTACCTTGCGGCTCGCGCAACGGATCGAACGCGAAGACATCGGAAAGCTCGTCAAGGAGGTCAAGGGCGACCTTGATTACGACGACGAACTTGTCGAAGCGTGGGTCCATTCGCAGGCCAACAAGGACAAGCGCCTGGTCAAGGCGTGGGAAGAAAGGGAAGCGAATCCGCAGACCTTTCAGACCATCGCGAAGGGGCTTGCCAGGGAGTTCGCCAAGCGAGCTTCCAAACGTGCCGATCCCCAGGTGACTGAGGACCGGAACGCCGTTGCCGCTGCGGTGCGGGGAGCATCAACCCACAGGGCTCCCGAAAGCACACCGCCCAACTACGCACAGCAAAGCAATGCGGAGTACAGGCGATCGGTCCGCGAACAGTATGGATTCGATCCCGGCGTGTGACGATTGGCGGTCCGCCAATAGAAGGATAGCTCGCCATGGCCGCGACTATCACCGACGACTCGACCTATCTTAACAAGCCAGTCAATTCGGTCTTCCAGCAGACCTTTCTGCGCCGTTCGCAGCAGACCTGCCCGTATTTCACCGGCACGCAGCCCGGCACGCTCACCAAGCAGGCCGGCACCTCGACCGTCAAATGGCGGCGCATCGAACAGCTCGCTCCCTCGACCACGGCTCTGTCCGAGTTGACCGGCGCGGCCTCGTTCATGATGGGCCGCTCCTCGGTCACCCCGACGTTTACCGATGTGGTTGCGACCGTTTCCAAGTATGGTCAGTTCTACATCGTCAACGAGGAAGTCGATCTCTACAATCCGAACGGCACGGCCAACGAACTGGTCGGAACGCTCGGGGAGTCGGCGGGGCGTTCGCTCAATGAGTTGATGCGCAACATCGCGGAAGGCTCGACGACGCAGCGGTTCGCCGCCAACGTCGCCTCGCTCGGCGCGGTGCATGCCAAGGTCGCGGTCGGCGATCTGGCGCGGTCCATCAACGAGTTGTCGAACAGTTCGGCGCGCACATTCACCGCGCTGACCGGCGGTTCGACCAATATCGGCAGCGTGCCGATCCTGTCGAGCTACTGGGCATTCTGCCATCCCGACGTGGCCTATGACGTGACCACTCTGACCGGCTTCCAGGGCGTCAACACCTACAATACCCAGGTGCAGACCGCTCCCGGCGAGTTCGGTTACATGCCGGGCGCCGGACGTGGCCTTCGCTTTATCCAGTCGGAGGATGCGAGCAGGACGGCCAATGCCGGCGCGGCGCTGTCGGCGGCCGACCTCAATTCGACCGGGGGCAGCAAGGCCGACACCTACGCGATCGTGGTGCTCGGTCAGGATGCGCTCGGCTCGGTCGGGCTCGGCATGCGCCACACCGATGGCACCTACATGGCGGGCGACAACACCGGCGGGTGGGAGCTCATCAACCATCCGCGCGGTTCGGGCGGCGTGTCCGACCCGTTCAATGAAATCGCCACGGTGGCCTACAAGTGCTTCTTCGCCGGGGCGGTGCTGAACTCGAATTGGGCACGGGCGATCAACGTCGCCGCGACCAACCTGACGAACTGATTTCTCTTTTTCCTCTTGGGGGGAAGTCAGCAAACCTGGGGCGGGAGCTTTCTCCCGCCTCTTTTTTTGGGAGAAACCATGCAGCTTTTGAGAATCGACGACCCGCGCGATCCGCTCAACAAGGCGTCCCGCTTTGAACTGTGCGCGCTCGCCAGGCATCATGGCATTGCCGAGATCACCTACGGCTCGCCGCTGCAGCTTCCTGACATGGTGCGGATACTGCGGGAACGCGGGGTTTCCAGCATCACGATTCCGGACCGGCCGCTCGGGGTCTACAAGCCCGTGGTCTACAACGCCGATGATGTCAGACCGCCACCGGCCGCACTCCCCGTTGAGCCGGCCAAACCGGAGCCTGTCGCCAAGGCGGTTGCGGACATGAACATGACCGAGATGCGCAAGGAGTGCAAACGGCGCGGCATCAAGATGGAACGCACGGACAATCTGAACTCGCTCAGGGACAAACTCGGTGGCCAATCACACGCTGCTTGATGGCATCAACGAGGTTTTCAAGCGGGTCAACAATATCGCGGGCGATGCCAACGCGCTGACCAGCCTGACCGACTCCGCGCGCCAGCATCCGATTGATGTCGCCATTCAGGTCATCAACGAGGGCATCGACG